CAGTCATTGCACCTAAACCAGCTTGTGGTTTACCACCTGCAGGAGCAATACCACCTGCCATTGCAGGAAGACCTTTAGCTTGTGATGCTTCTGCTGCTTGGTCTTGTTGTGCTTGTTTAATTGCCTGTTGTTGCAATTGATATTGTTGGTATGCAGTATCTTCAGCCCTAAATGCTGCAGAAGGACTTGTAGACATTACATTAGCTAATTCCGAAAGACTTGCCATATTATGAACCTGCTGAAGGAGATGGATTGTTGTATTGTGCGTACAATGTTTGCAATGGATTAATTACATTTGATGCTCCAGAACCCAATCCTTGAAGTGCCAATGCAGTAGCTCCAGATTGACCAAAGTTAATGCCTTGTTGAGCTTGTGCCGCACCTGCAGGAGCTTGATTTGCACCTGATAATGTAGCCAATAAATTCTGTTGTTGTTGCAATTGGCTGGTTGCATATTGCTGACCAAACTGTTGAGCTTGTAACAATCCACCACCTGATACTAAACGACCCTGTGCAGCTTGTTGAGCTTGTTGAGCTTGTAAACCTTGTGCCAAGTTAAACTGATAACCTGGGGTGGTTGTAATAGTGCTTGGGTTTGACAATAAGTTTTGCAATTGGGATGCTGCTTGTGGACGATATGCTGCGTATGGGTCAGCAACACCTGGTTTAGTTTGTCCTGTGCCACCAAGCAATCTAGCAGCTTGACCTAATTGTCCAATGCCGCCAATTAATTGAGCACCAGTTTTAGCATAACCAGCTAGGTCGCCTAATGTGGTTCCTACACCGCCTTGAGCCACAACATTACCAGCAGCGTCAAGGATATTACCACCTTGAATAGAACCCATTGTTCCGTCTGCCAATTGAAATGGTATAGACTCAGCACCTGCTGCTGCCGTTTCCAAAAGTGGTGTAGCTGCAGCAATTTGTTCGGCGGTAGCACCTGCGGCAGTCAAATCTGCAACCGAAACACCTGAAGCAATCAAATCTCCAATTGGTGCTCCAGCGGAAACTAATTCTCCAACAGTAGCTCCTTGAGCTAAGGCATCACCAACAGTAACGGCACCAGATGCTATATCCGCTGCTGTAAATGCACCACCTGCTATATCGGCTGCGGCTGTTGCTGCTGCGGCATCTGCTGCACCAATTCCTACTACGTCTGCTACTCCAGCGGCTACTCCACCCATAATCTATCCAATCTTCTTAGTAAACATACGCTCAGTCTCTTTATATCCTAAACGTTCAAATATAGCTCCAACGTCTTGATGTACTTTTACATTCATAGACAACTTAGTTACTCCATACTGCTTCATTATCTCTTCGGTCTTAATGAACAATTTTACACCTGTCAAGCCCTTACGATAATCTTTAGCTATGAAAAAAATGTCATCCATAGCCATAAAACTGTCTTTATAATGGATATGGTGATATAGCATCATTATGCAGTATCCAACCAATTTACCATCATCTCTGGCGGTTACAATCCGCATATTGCCAGATTTAAACATTGCTTCATACCGACCATAATCAGGGTTTAGCTTGATAGTATCCTTATGTAGGGCTATCTCTTCCCAATGGTCTTCAAGTAATGGCTTAATTTCGTCAATTACTTGCTCGTACGTCTCTTCCTTATACTCAATCATGTATCCCCCTGTTCGACTTCTACCTCAATATATTCCAATCTTAACGCACAATTATCGGAGTGTAAAACATCAAATGCACGTCTACGTCCTTGTCCTAGTCTATTAACTTGGGATTTAGAGGTATTTAGATTGACATTTTGCCACGCAGAGAATGTTTGGTAATCATCTGAGGTATAGCGTAACAGGGCGAAAGAATCTACTTTGTCACCAACAATTTGAGCTTGACTCCAAAATTTACGAAGGTTATTGCCTCCGTCTACTAAAGGAGTGCGGCATAAGACTGCAATAGGATTGCCGTAGTCTTCGTAGGTATTGGGGCTAAACTCATATACAGTACCGTTGCTATCATGCTGCAATAAGTCCATATCATTGAACTTAGTATAGAACTGACCACGGAAATAGCCTTCTACGTTGTTTTCAGTAGTAGACCAATATGTCCAACCATTTTGAGCAAAGTCATATACTAGGGTATACCCTAAGTCTCTAAGGGTTAATACGTATAGGGAATGCCCCGATGTCTTGATACTAAAGGCATACGCATAGTCAGGATTGCAGTTATTGAGGATGCGTTCAATATACTGGTTAGAAATAATCTGTGGGGTCTGACCTGACAAAGAAATGACTTGGAAGCCTTTTTGACGGCTTGTACCCATCCAAATAAGGGTGTTGTCCATCTGCACTAGAGAATCCTCTGCAGCGGCTCCAAACTGGATTACAGCGTTCTGATACGGTAAAAAAGGGCTACCTGGGCTTGTGCCAGCATCATAGAAAAATTCCATGTGATGTGAACCAAATGTCACGATATAGTTAATCGTGCGTCCAATAGCTACAAGCGGGTCTGCGTCGGATACTACTCCAACGTAGTTAATTGCTTGCCAAGTTGTAGGGTCTTCTACGTTGCTGTTATAAAGCAAACCTTGAGGAGTCCCAACAACATAATACCCATCCACAAACACTGCACCCGATACAGTAGTACCAGGATAAGAGGTAGTAAAGGTAAGAGTAACGGTTCCAGTAGCTGTAGCATTTTGACTTAAAGTTAGGGCAGTACCAAATACAGTTAAAACATAAGTGCCAAGAGGAATACCTGTTCCTGTCACAATCTGTCCAACCTGAATTAATGGATTGGATGCAGATAATGTTACTACTGGAGTACCTGATATAGTGCTACCACTTTGCGTCGTAATGGTGCCTTGAAGGTCTAAAAGAGTGCCAGATGATAGAAAATAGACATATCCGTGGTTCTCATTTTTTAAAAATACTTGAGTTCCGTCTACCGAGTAGATGAAGTCATATTCATCACTACCATCCACGGTGCCTTTAGCAACGTTATTGTCATAAAGTGTAGTTCCAACAATGCTAAGTAAGTGACTACCAGCGGCAAAGATACCAAGGCCTGCTCCTGAAGTTGGGGGTGTTTGATAAGTTAATAAACCTGGACGTTTAACAATTGAGATACTTTCTTTTTTCTCAACCTCAATAATGGCATTGCCAACTTTTGAATCTTTGTCCAGTGTACCGTCACGTGACCCAATATTGTGACCTAATGGGATACGGCTAACTGCCATTTAGTGTCCTTAACTATAAAAACGGTTAGAAGGCTGGAATGAAGTAGAAGCCTCTTCTTGGCTCCAATCAGTCATAATTTCTTCTAGTTTAGCTGCACGTTGAGCTAGTTCAGAACGCACTTGTGATGGAACTCCATACTCAAGAGCTAGTTGGTCTGCCAATCCAAACTTTAGGCAATTGAACCATTCAGAAGGAAAGTCAGGTGTTGCTCCTGGAGTTAATACATCATCTACAGGCATTTGCACTTGCAGGTGAATTGTATAGCCAGTTGCGTTAGGAGTGTCGTATACGTACAACACACCATTATTTAATTGTGGGTCATAGTAGACTTGATTAGGAATACCTTGAGAAGGCTTATAACCTTGCTGCATATACTCTTGACGAGAAATGACTTGTAAGGTGGTATCTTGATTGCTAGGGTTACGAATAAACGCCATAACAACTCGCAATGGGCGAGTACAGATTACATCACCTGTTGGGCCAAGGTTATAAGTATTCTGTCCAATTACCATAGGAACTTGTAGGTCTTCTACCTTCCATAATGGCATACCCTTAGTCTGCAATTGTTTGATATACAGATTAAGGGCTTGTGAACAATTGTCGTAATCTTCAGGGGTTGGAGTATCTCCAGCACCAATAACGCCTAATACACGCAAGGCACCTTGAATAACTTTATCACGGGATTGAGTGTATGCGGCTGTCATTATTTATCCTATTAAGGCTTTTACTTCATCAGCAGTTAAGCCAAACTTGTCAAATAACCAAGTAACAATAAACATAATAGCCTTATCTAAAGACGGCAAAAGAAACATATTGTGGGCTTGCAAAGTTTCCGTTTGCACTATCACCAGTAAAAAATACTAATTGTGTAGTAGTTGGCGCTGTTGCATAAGATAAACTTACAGATGTTCTAGGTATGTTTGTAATACTTGTAGTTGGACTCATTGTGCCAACAAAAGCATAGTTTGCGTCTTGTAATGCGGTTGCAAAGTTTACAGTAAAATTTCCAGCGCTATTTGCTGTAATTGAACTTACATTGTAAGAGGCTCTAATGGTTGCTGAACCGCTTGTAGCTGTTCCGTTAAAGTTAGCCCAAGCAACAACGCTTGCATTTGACTGCGAACCAACAGGCATTGTTATGCCATTTGACCCATCGAGAACTAAACTCATAATATTTCCTTAAACAGGATTAGCGACTGCAACTAAATCAGCGGTAGTTGTAGCAGCAGCGATAGCAGCACGACCAGCAGTCAATTCAGCAGTAAAGTCAGCGTCAGCTACAGCATTAGCAATACCAGCTAAAGTATTTAACTGTCGCTTTTGAGCTTCAGCAACAGCAGCAGCATTGTATTGGGCCAGCTTAATAGCTTGTGCT